CTCTGCGCCCGCGCCTTTGCCTGTGCGGTTCACACTAAGTTTTGCCTTACTTGCGTCGGTCATCGGTATGCCAAGGCGCGGGGCCTCGGCCCCCGTGTTGATGTTGTAACAGTCCGGCTGGCCGACGTGTTGCGCCAGCCAAACATCTTCGGCCTTCAACTGGTTTTCGCCGTCTGGCACCACCTCAAGAATCTCAAACACAAACGCGTCGGCACCGTATTTGTTCCACGCCGCCTGCAAACGGGGGTTCTTGTGTGCGCCGCGCTTGAGGTCGTACTTGTGTTGCCACTGTCGGCGCTCAAAAGACCCGGCGCTCCCGATGTAATACTTGCCATTGATCATATTGGTGATTTGGTAGATGACCGCCATTTCTATCTCCGGTATAAAGCTAAGAAGCGCTCAGTGTACCATACGTGCGGTATAAGTCAACACGCACAAAAAAAGCCCCGAAGGGCCTTTTTTGTAGTGCTTTGGTTTAAGCTCCGGGAGAGCCGTAGACACCGAGTGGGTCAGACCAGCCGAAACTGTATCGTTCGCGCGCCTTGTATCTCACGTTCCCAGTATCGAAGTCCCCGTCCATGGAATTCGACAAAGGTGTGCGGATGAAGTGCTTCAGACCGTTGGGCACATCAGTGGTCAAGAACCAAGCGTTGGTGTCGGTCAAGAAGTGGTTTTGGGTATACCCTTCTGGAATCGCGCCGTTGTTCTTGAGTGCGTTGATGTCGGTCAAGAAGTGGTTGATCGTGTAGCCTTCGGGGATCGAACCGTTGTTCTTGAGGGCGTTGATGTCGTTGTCGGTCGTGCCCACACGCAGGCTGGTCTCCAACAAGCGGGTTGCAACGAATTGCAGCGCTGGTGGGATGATCAGTTTCTTGGGCTTGGCCGCGATCAACAGACCACGTTCGTCAGTCCAAGCTGCGATCTGGATCACAGCATTTTCCAACGATGTCTCGTTCAAGTCAGCACCGGTAGTGGGACGGTTGCTGTTGGTGCCGCCATTGACCAGCGGGTGTGCAGCGCTGAACAGAGCAACGCCGTCGCCGCCAGTGTAGGCAGCAGAGAAGCCGTTGTTCAGTGTCGAAGCGCCCTTGACTTGCTTGGTGTACGACATGGCACGGGCCAGACCTTTGGTGTAACGAGCAGACAGGCTGTCGTACAGGTTGTCTTCGATCGCTTCTTCAGTGATCGAGAAGCCCAAGGCGATGGTTTCGTGGTTGTAACGCGCTGTGAACGCTTCTTGCGCGTTGTCGTAGGCGATGGCAGAACCTTCGGCCTTGACAGGTGCGGCAGAGAAGCCGGACAGCTTTGTTTCTTCCTCGAAGGAACGCTCAGAAGTTTCCACTTCGTAGATTTCCTTGTGCTCTTCGCCGTAGCGAGCGTATTCCAAACCGAACAGGGCGTTCAAACCCGGGAGCAGCTCTTTGAGCAGTTGTGCGCGTGAAATTGCCATTTTGAGTTACTCCTTATCAGGCGGTTGCCGAGCTGTAATAGCCGTGCACCAACAGGTTCACCTTCACCAGAATTTCTGGGTACTGAGTGAACACGATTGTGGAGGCTGATGGGATGTTGGCACCTGAGCCGAGGATGCTGGGTTGTGCATTGATGGTCACCGAAGTGGCACCTGCTGCAGCGGCAGCGGTCACGAACGAACCAGTCTCGATCATCTGGCCGTTGGCGGCGATGTACGCCACGTCAGTGCCAACAGGGATTGCGGCAGGCAAGCCGGTACCAGTCAAGGTGATGGTGGTGGAGCTGGAGCTACCAGAGGCCGACACTGAGAAAGCAGAGTCAGACACCAGACCAACGCAACGAACGGGCAAGATTGTGGAGACGGGGGTGGCTGTAGGAGCCAACACAGCGTTTGCAGAATTGCCGGTGCTCAGGCTGGAAGCCACAGAGCCGTTGTCGATCATTGACAGGTTGGTACCAACCATGGCCATTGCGGCGGAAGCCACAACAGTCGTTGCCGAGCAGACAGCAGCCTTGAAGACAGTGTCGGGATCGTCACAAACGATTGCTTCAGCATCGCCAGCCAGTGTGCTGGCGGGCCAGAACTGTTGGAACTGCTTTTGCTTGGTGATGGGGTTCGTGAAAGAACAACCCAAAAAGATGCCAGTCACTTGGTTGACGGCAGTGCCAGTGGAAACGGCAGCGCGGGTGATGAAACCACGCGACAACACCACGAAATCACCTGCAAAGATGTTCGTGCCGTAGCCGTACTGAATGGGCAAGTTGCGGGTGGAGCCCGCGAAAACCTGCCCGCCGATCAGATTGATCGGCTCAAGGCCGTAAGGGGCCGGAACTTGTGGATATGGCATTTATGCCTCCTTGTTACTTTAAACCAGAACCAAACCCTGCACCGCGACTGGTCGTGGACTTGCGTTCACTGAACAGAGGCATGCGGGGGTCATTGTTTCGCATGAAGTGGTTGTCCACTGATTCCATCTGGTTTTGAGCCTGATTTTGGTAGTAGTCATCCCGTGCAGCCGCCATTTCTTTGGAAATCTTGCAGAGCATGAGCCCGCCGATTTCGACGTTGCCGGTGACGGCGTTCCCCATCAGCATCATTTCCGGATGGTCTGCCGCTTTCACAGGAACCCATCCTTCGCGCATCTTTCGAGACACGTTGTTCGGGTCCGGCTGTCCAAGCACGTGTGTCGCAATCCAGCGATACGTGTAGCCCGGCTCAGGTGTCGGATCAGGCAGGTTTGTGGGCGGTACGTATACAGCCCGGGCACTTTTTTCGCGTGAGAAATTGTCACGAGGGGTACGGTTTTCAGCCATTTTGGTTCTCCAGTTTCAAAACTTCCTGTGCATATTTTTGCGGATCAAGCTTGAATTTTTTCACCAATGCGGCTTGCGTTGGCGAAAGTTGCACTTGACGTTTCCCAGTCGAACGGGACGCTGGCGCAACAACAGCAGCTGGTTTTTTAGCTGGGGCCCCACCGGACCTTGGCTTGTCTTCACTTCCGCCGCCAAAGACGTCGGGAAATGTTGACTTCATGCGACCATCAATTTGGTCGAAGTACTCATCAGAGCGGGGGTCTACCCCGGAGTTGACTAGCTTCTGGTGCAGCCCTAGTGCGTAGCTGGTGTATTCCTCGAACCCATCGGAACCAAACCACTGGTTTTTTGCCTGCCAGCGCAGTGTTTTTTCGTCGGTTTGTGCCCGTTGAGGTTGCGGCTGTTGTGTTTGTACCTCTTCTTCACTGGTTTGTAAAGCAGGTGCACGGAAATTTTTTGCGTTCTGTATCTCCCATTTGGCATCGGTGAGCGCCTCTTGGGCCGCCATCATGGCATCCGTGTCAAACGATTCCTGCGCTGCCTTGTAGTCACGCCGGGCTTTCTCCAGCTTGGCCTCGGCCGCTTGCTGAACCATCCCTTTGTACTGCTCGGTGCCAGTCTGCACGTACTGCTTGAGGCGTTTGTTTTCCTCAACCATGGCGTGGGCAAGTCGCTCAAGCTCTGCCTTTTCCCGGGCCACCGCCTCTTTGGCGCGGCGCTCGTCGTGACGGGCATGCGTCAGCTCTTTGATGCGCTTTTTGACGTTGTCGGTGTACGTGTCCAACTCGTCGTCCGTGGGATCATCCACGGTGCGCCCCAGTGGCTTGCGGCCACGATCCCGCTCAGGGGTGTCGTCGACGATCGCAATCTCGACTTCGTCGTTGTCATCGAGACCGCTGATCTCGATGCTGGTGTCTTCTTTCTTGTCTTGCGTGCTGGACGTGGTGTCTAGCTCGTCAGGAAACTTAAAGCCTGCCATTTCTTCTCCTTATACGCGGGACATTCCGCGAGGGTCTTGCACAACACACTCGACCATGTCGTCGTTGATGACACGGAACTCTTTTCCAAAAATCTTGAAGCGCGTACCCGAGTACGTGCGCACAAGCACAAAGTCGCCCTCTTTGCACCACGCCCCTGATGGGAACTTGGTGGGGTCTTTGTATGCATCGGGCCCTACTCGCATTACGAACAGCACCGTGGTGGCATGTTCTTCTTGTCGTAAGGTCGCCGCGTCTCGGACAAGATCGAGCGATGTGCCCGACACTTTTTCGTCGACGTTCGGAACAATGCACAGCAGTTTGTATCCTGTGGGAACAGGAAGCGCCGCCGCTTTTGTTTCGGAATCCGTTTCAGCCTCGGGGGCCTCAATCGGTTGGATGTGTTTGGGCAATGTGATGCCCGGAGGCAGAATGATTTCACTCATCTGATTTTTCGACTTTCTGTGCAAGGTCAAGGATGTAACGCTCTGCGATGGCCAGACCCTGAATGACCCCACAAAGTTTTTGGTACTCGTCAAAAGTACGACATGAGCCGCTTGCGCAGTCGTCGGCGTAGTTGTTCATGTCTTTGCGTATTTGT